AGAGTGGCACTTGCTCAAAAGTTAGTGGAGTTAAAGAATGATGGTTACGCTATTACCCTAGCAGGAGATATAGCAAGGGGAGATAGAGAAATTGCTAAATTGAAGTTTAAAGAGATTTCAACAGAAGCAATTTATAAAGCTAATTTAGAGAGCATTAACGCAACGAAATTAGCCATTAAAATCATTCAAGAACAAATAGGACGTGAGTGGTCAAATGAATAAATATGGCAATAAAAAGACTATCATAGATGGTATTAAATACGATAGTAAAAAAGAAGCCAATAGGGGGTGGGAGTTAGAACTATGTTTAAGACAAAATCTAATAAAAGATTTAGAACGCCAAAAACATTTCGAACTTCAACCCTCTTTTATTGATAATCAAGGAAAAACACATAGAAAGATAGAGTATATATGCGACTTTTATTATTACGACAATGTAGAGGAGTGCTATGTCGCAGAAGATGTAAAAAGCACCGCAACTGCAAAAGATAGCACCTACATATTAAAAAAGAAGATGTTTATGTATTCATATCCAAATATAGTATTTAGGGAGATTATATGAAATATATTGCTAGTGTATCATTTGGGAAAGATAGTTTGGCAATGTTATTAAAATTAATTGATAGCGATAAGCCATTAGACGAGGTTGTCTTTTATGATACAGGTATGGAGTTCCAATGTATATATAACATAAGAGATAAGATACTACCAATGCTAAAAGAAAAAGGAATTAAATATACTGAACTAAAACCAAAAGAACCATTTGAATACACAATGTTTGAAAAACCTGTAAAAAAGAAAGATGGAACAATTGGTAAAGGATATAGTTGGTGTGGTGGTAGGTGCAGATGGGGAACTACTGAAAAATTAAAAGCAATAGAGAAATATTGTAAGGGCAACTATGAATATGTTGGAATAGCGTACGACGAACCTAAAAGGCTAATTAAAGAAAGAAAAGGCAATAAACTATTTCCATTAGCAGAATGGAAAATGACTGAAAAAGACTGCTTACAATATTGTTATGATAAAGTATTTAATTGGTTAGAAGATGGTATAGAACTTTATTCAATATTAGATAGAGTTAGTTGTTGGTGTTGTTGCAATAAAAACCTAAAAGAATTAAAAAATTATTATAAGTATCTACCAGGATATTGGAAGAAATTAAAAGAATTACAACGTAAAACAACTAGACCAATGAAGTATAACAAATATAGTGTATTTGATTTAGAAGAAAGGTTTAAAGATAAATTATGAAATTAAAAGTATTGGAATTATTTGGAGGTATAGGTGCTTGTAGTAAAGCATTAGAAAGACTAGGCATTGATTATGAAATTGCTGATTATGTTGAAATAGATAAGTATGCAGTTAAAAGTTTTAATGCAATGCACAATACGAACTTTGAACCACAAGACATATGCAAATGGAATAAAGATATTGAAGTAGATTTAATAATGCATGGTAGTCCATGTCAAGACTTCTCACTAGCAGGATTACAAGCAGGTGGTGATGAAGGAAGTGGAACTAGAAGCAGCTTAATGTATGAAACAATAAGAATAGTAAAGAAACTAAAACCTAAATATGTAATATGGGAAAATGTTAAAAATCTATTATCAAAAAAACATATACATAACTTTACTGCTTATTTAGATGCACTAGAAGAATTAGGTTATAGAAACTACTACCAAGTATTAAACGCTAAAGATTATGGAATACCACAAAATAGAGAAAGAGTGTTTACTATCTCCATTAGAAAAGATTTAGAAATAGACTTTGTATTCCCACCAAAACAACAACTTAAATTAAGATTAAAAGATATGTTAGAAGATAATGTGGAAGAGAAATACTATTTGAGTAAAAAAATGATTAATTTCTTTGTTAGAAATGAACAAACGCAAAAAGAAAAAGGCAATGGTTTTAGATTTGGCATAACAGATGGGGAAACAATAGCTAAAGCAATAACAACAAGAGCAGGTTGCAGAATGGACGATAATTACATATTGAAACCAAAAGTATTAGGTGGAATTGGTAAAAAAGATAGTAACAATAATACACAATGGAAACAACAAAATAGAATATATGATAATAATGTAAGTATTTCAGTATGCACTTGCTATAACCCAAATTATATAGATAACAATTCAAGAATTAGAAAACTAACACCAAAAGAGTGTTGGAGATTAATGGGATTTGATGATGAAGATTTTGAAAAAGCAAGTAAAGTATGCAGTAACACACAACTATACAAACAAGCAGGTAATTCTATTGTTGTAAATGTATTAGAAGCAATATTAAGAAATCTTTTATTAGAAGAAAAAACACCTGGAACACAAGTCCAAACAACTATTTATGATTACATAGGAGGAGAAAATGACGTGTAAAACATTGCAAGGCAAATATGCAGAAAAATTAGAAAAAGGAAATGAAATAATGAATAAAAAAATAAATGATTTATACAATAAACTAGACGCCCAGGATAGCATAATAGACTTTCTCACATTAGACAATTCAAAATTAAAATATAAGATAGATAGTGCAATAGAAGAAATAGAACACGAACTTAACGGGCATATTTTAATAGGCGACGAAACAACTTGGAATGAAGAATATTATACTGATGGTAAACTTGATTATAAAAAACTTCTTATTGGTATTTTACAAATTATTTTAAAAATATTAGGAGAAGAAAAATGATAAGCAAAAAAGATTTTTTTTGGGTATGGGCAGATAGTTCAAAAAGAGATATTTTAAATCAATTTTATTATGACCATATTGAAATGCTAGAAGCATATAACATAATAAATAAAGCAATAGAATATATAAAAGACCATTATAATTTAGCAACAAAAGAAGAAGGAGTAGCATTTTTTATATTAAGAGATAATTTATTAGAAATATTAGGAGATAGAGAAATAGAAGAAATACCACAATTTAAAGGAACATTAGAAGCATTAGATAACTTAACATTAGGAGGCAAAGAAAATGAATAAAGCCAAAATAATTAAGATAATTGATTTATTGCAAAAAATAGCAAATAATGAAGAAATACCAAAAAAGATAAAAGTGAGAGATTATAATTTTATTTATGATAATGAATGGGAAGAATATTTACTTATTAACAAAATGAATGACAATACATATTACCTATCAGACTATTTTGATATAATGCACAACTTAAATGAAGAAATAGAAATACTAGAAGAACCTAAAAAGATAGATAAGTTAGAGTTTTTAAATAATTCAACTGATAATGAAGATATATTAAGAATGAAAATCAATGAAATAATAGATAAATTAAATGAGGAAGAAGAATGAAATGTATGTTATCAATTATATTAAGTGGTTTGGGTGCTTCATTTATAATTTTGTTTATCTATTGTGCTTTTAATATCAATAAGGAGGATTAATGGAAAAAATAACATTTATAATTTGGGGAGTAATTACATTATTCCAATTACACGTAGTATATAAAATAGTTAAATTAAACAAGATAGTAGAAGAAGAATTGAATAATTATATAGAAAGGAATACAAAGAATGAATATAGAAACAGATAAAATAAAAAGTATATTTAGATACGATAAAGATGGGAAAGCTTATTATAGTATAGGTTTATCAAAGAAAGATAAAGATGGGAATTACATAAATGGATATATGAATTGTAAGTTTCCCAAAGATACTGATATACCTACAAAAACAAAAATAAAGATACACGAAGCCTGGATAGATTTCTATGTAAAAGATAAAGTTACCTATCCTTATGTGTTTATAAATAAGTATGAAGTGGTAGGGCAAGAAGAAAAAGAAGAGATACCACAGAACATAAAAAGCAATTATGATGGAATAATAATTAGTGAAAATGAACTTCCGTTTTAGAGGTAAATATGAATGAGATTTGGAAAGATATAAAAGAATATCCTGGATACCAAGCAAGTAATCTAGGAAGAATTAGAACTAATAATAAGGTTACAATAACTAAAAGACACGGCGAAAGACATTGGAAAAATAGAATATTGAAACCAAAAAAATTAACCAATAAATATGGAAGAAGTGATTATAGAGTTGAATTATGGAGAGATGGTAAACATAAAACATTTTTAGTAGCAAGATTAGTTGCATTAACTTTTAATGATTTACCATTAGAAACAAAACTAACTATAAATCATATTGACTGCAACACATTAAATAACAACATAGATAATTTAGAAATAGTAAGTAGAGAAGAAAATATAAGGCAATGGTTTAATACTAATTTCTGTAAATATCAAAAAAATATAAAGATAACTAATAAAACAACAGGAGAAATAAAATACTTAACAAGTATGGCAAAAGGTTGCAGTTATATAAAAAGAACACATAGTTATTTATCTACAAAAATTAAAAATAATATATTTGAAGATAACGACTATAAGTGGGAACTAATTTAACAATTAACCTATCGAAACAAAAGCGCACTTTATGGTTTCATTCATACACCCCCTAGACCAACGCCATTTTTTAACGCTTTTGGGTGGCGTTTGGTAATCCTATGGAGAAAATATGAGAGAAGAAAAAATAATAAACAATTTAGGACTAATATATAAAGTAATGAAAGATTTACATTGCAAGACAAAGAACCAGGAAGACTTTGACGAAGTATTCTATTATGGATTAATAGGATTAATCAAAGGAATAGATAGCCAAGAGAACGATAAAAGCACCTATTTATATATATGTATTAGGAATAGCATATCGCAGTTATTCACTAGAAGGACTATGCAGAAGCGACAAGGATTTGAAGTTTCATTAGACAATATAGAAGAAAAGATACCAAGTGAGATTAATATAGAAGAAGAGGTAATATTAAAAGACGATATAAAACGTATGCTAGAAGCATTAGAAAAGCATAAATATAAAAATCTTATAAAAGAGAACTTTGGTATAGGGTGCAAAAAGAAGTCAATACAAGAGATTTCTAAAGAATATGGTATATCATTCCAAGCAGTCTCAAAAAAGCGTATAGCAGTCTTAAAATGGCTTAAAAAGGAGTTAGAAAATGTATATAGCAACCATAAAAACTAAATATAATACAATTAGACTTGAAGTTGAGGATACAAATAGTCCAGAGTTTCAAGAAATATTAGAACAAAAATATATAGAAGAAGTAAAGATAGAAAAGAAGATAGACGTATTAAAGCAAGAAAGAGACGAATTATTAAGACATTTTGTAGGAATGAGTTATAACACCGAAAGAGCATTGGAACTTACTAAACAAATTAGGAGGGAAAGTGAATAATTTTCAAAAACAATTTGGAGATATTACTTTGATGGAGTTTACACAACGAAAAGAAGAGTTTAAAGAGCTATACGAACGTTTATGGTTGCCACCCTATCGTAGCACTCCTGCAGTTAAAGAGTTTAAAACATTCATTTATTCTTTGGAGATGGCAGAATATAAAAAAGATAAAATGTGGGAATATTTAAACGAAGATATAACAGGAGATCAACTAGAACGATTTACTAATGGAGTATATTCAGGGTGGTTTAAAACGAAGGGTTTTGATAAATCTAAATAATTGTGTATAATGTATATGTAGCGACGTATTTCATATGTTAAAACCACCTTTTTAGGTGGTATAAGGTAGATATATTTGTCTCGGGCAGATGGAAGGACTATAGAATGAAAAAAGGCAAAATAAAGTAGTTTGAAAGCCCCATCACGATTTGCTATATCTATCTTATACTGCTTATAAAGAGCAGTAGAAAAGATAATATCAATTCGACTTTGTGGCAAGTATATTGCACACACTACCTAATTGGTAGTGTTGAGTAGATATTATATAGTGGGAAGTAATATTACCCTAAATGTTATAGAGTTTAAGTGAGAAATGACACTTGCAAAATAAAATAATGAAGAATAAATATCTATTCAATACTGCTAATTAATGAAAAAATGTCAGTTATAGGCGAAGGCATTTAAGCACTATAACCATTAGAAGCAGTAACTTATATAAGCTTTATATGTGAGTTTTCTATAATATATCTCAAAGTATTATAGACACATAGGGGTCGTTTTATGCGACGGAAGAGAACCTTTAGTGGTTCTTTTTTATGTGGAGATTTAGACAAAAACCTAGTATTAGTGTAATATTTGCTCGAAGGTGGTGGGTATGTCAGGAATAGACAATTTAAAACTTATTAAAACCACGGAAGAAGCGAAAGAAAAAGGAAGAAAAGGTGGAATAGCCTCTGGCGAGGCAAGAAGAAAGAAAAAAACCTGGGCGCAACAGATACAACTACTAATGAGTATGCCAGTTCAAAATCAAAAAATAAAAGACGTTTTAAATGAGTTAGGCATAGAAGATAACGACCAAAATAATATGATGGCAATGAATGTAGCAATGTATCAACAGAGCCTAAAAGGTAATGTAAGTGCATATAATACATTAAGAGATAGCTCTGGAAACAATTTTCAAGACGTTCTTGCTCAAGGATCAACTGAAAAAGAAGATATATTTGTTATGATACCTGCAAAGGACATAGCAAGTTCTTTTAGCGATATAAATAGAATGATAGATGATAGAGAATATAGAGAATATTATTTAGAGGGTGGGCGTGGTTCTACGAAGTCGTCTTTCATTAGTGAAAAGATTATAGAATTAATAGAAAACAACCCAAAAATGTGTTGTGTTGTTTTAAGAAAAGTAAAAGACACATTAAAAGATAGCGTATTCGCTCAAATAGAATGGGCGTTAGATACATTAGGAGAAACTTATCCTCATATAAAGACCGATTATAAGTTAACTAAATCGCCTTTAGAGATAACAAAGATAAGCACTGGTCAAAAGATATACTTTAGAGGTGCAGACGATTATGGAAAGATTAAATCATTAAAACCCCCTAAAGATATGTATATAGGTATAACGTGGTATGAAGAGTTTGACCAATTTGCAGGAATGAATGAAGTAAGAAAGATTAACCAGTCATTAATTCGTGGTGGGGAAGATTTTATACAATTCTATTCTTATAACACTCCTGCTAGCACACAACACTTTGTTAATACTGAAAAGATTATTCCTAAAGAAACAAGAATGGTGCATTTAACTGATTATAGGAGCGTTCCTAAAAAATGGTTAGGTCAAGCATTTATTGACGAAGCCGAGTTCTTAAAATCAATTAATGAAAGACTATACCAAAATGAATATTTAGGATTAATGACAGGAACAGGTGGAAATGTATTTGAGAATGTCGAATTAAGACCAATAGAAGATAAAGAAATAGAGACATTTGACTTTACTTATCAAGGTATCGACTTTGGATATTTTCCTGACCCTCTAGCGTGGACTAAATGTTGCTATAATCCATCTCAAAGAACTTTATATATCTTTGACGAGTTTGTAGTAAATAAAATGAGTAATGCAGACGTTTGGGAACATTTAAAGAACTATAAAGGTGTAACTGAAAACGATTTAATAATTAGTGATAGTGCCGAGCCTAAATCAATAGGAGATTTCAAAGCTTATGGTAGTTGTATGAAGGGAGCAGAAAAAGGAGCAGGAAGTGTCGATTATTCTATGAAGTGGTTATCTAGTTTAGCCAAGATAGTAATTGATCCTAATCGTTGTCCTGTATCTGCAGAAGAGTTCTCTACTTATGAATACCAACAAGACAAAGATGGTAATTATATAAGTGGATATGTGGACGCTAACAACCATTGTATTGATAGTGTAAGATACGCATTAAATAATATTTGGAAAAAGAAAGGACAATAAAGTATGTTAAAGAATATATGGATATGGATTTTACAGAATATATTTCATATTCAAACTGAAACAACTCAAAAAGAAGTTGAAGATAACTCAAAATATGCTCGTATATATGAGCAAATAGATAATATCAATTTTAACGCTATTTTTAGCAACAAATTAGCGAATTATGTCGTTAGTGATAGCAATATGAATATAGAAGGAGAAAATGCAAGAACTGACCTTTTAAATATGACAGGGCAGTCTATGTGGAAGAGAGCCAAAAAGATAGTGTCAATGGGATTTGGTTATGGTGGTGTATGTATAGTCCCTTATGTAAAAGGTGGAAAGATATATTACAACCTAGTTCCCCAAGATAGACTTACAATAGACAAGATGGACGGCGAATTAATAACAGGAGCAACTATTCTAGCCGAAAAGAAAACTATTCAAGGTGTAAGTGACAAAACTTATATGAGATGGACTAATTATCAAATAGAGAATGGTAATCTAATTATAACTCAACAATATTCTAACGAAGATGGGGTGCAAATACCTGTTCCATCATTCTGGAGTGATATTCAAGAAGTAATGAGTATTACAAATGTTGATAGAGTTCCATTTGGTTTTATTAAATCTCCTATCAATAATCGTAAGGCTAACGATAAATATGGAGTTCCAATTACGTATGGTTGTGAAGCAACTATATTTGAAATAAGAGAAACTATGAAGCAATTAGTTGACGAATACGAATTGAAAAGACCATTTGTTGGCGTTGACGCTACTATGTTTAATGGTAATAACAAGTTACCTGAAAATGGATTATGGAAAAAGGTTGACACAACTAGCGACGATTTCTTCGAAGTATTTGATCCTCAATTTAGAGATTATAACGATAGACTACAAGAATTATATAAGAGATTAGAACACGAAATAGGAACAAGTTATGGAATATTAAGTGAAGTAGATACTAAACAAGCAACTGCTACTGAAATTAAGAGGTCAATGTATGATACATTTACTATTTGCGACG